CATCCGTAAGCTACGGGAGATGGAAATGATGGTCGAGTTATTGATGCTGGAGGCTGTGCTCAGTTCTGAAATCCAGCGTAGGAAAGATGAGGAAGAAAATGAGTAAGATCTGCTCTAGATGCGCGAAAACAAAAGAAGACTGCATCTGCCGAAAACTGTATGAATCCGACTACAGGAGGAATAACGCAAGTAAGTGTAGGTTGTATAACGACATGAAAAGGGCAAACACTCCAGAGCTAACTAGGGAGCAGAAGCTGGAGATAAAAGACACCTATGATCGAGCAAAAGCTCTCACAGAAGCTACAGGAATAGTTCATCATGTGGACCATATAATGCCAGTCAGCAAAGGTGGATTACATGTCCCAGAAAACTTGCAAGTGCTTACGGCCAGAGAAAATCTTACTAAAAGCAACAAGTGGAGCGGGGGTTCTATGTCAGGTAAACAAGAACAAAAACCAGCAGATTTGTCAGACGGAGACATTCTGTCGTTGTGTCAATCCTTAGCCAAAAGGTATCGTAATAAAGATCAATACGATGATCTGGTCAGTGAAGGTCTTGTTGCTTGCTACGAATGTCGTGCTGAAGGTAAGGCATATAAAAAGGACTATGTAGGGGCTGCACGACGGGCCATGAACGACTTCATCAACATTAAGAGCAAGGCCATGTCTGTACCTAAGACTTGGGCTTCTAGGGCCGCGTCACATGCCTTAGCTACGGGCGACAATTTGGAAGAGCTTGAGGGGGTCAATGATGGAACCTTCTCACTTCTGATGGCAGCTATGAGGAACGACGCAACTTCTGTGGACGAAAACATGTCTACGACAGACGGGGCGGAAGTTGACTTTGAGCGACGTGAGTATGAGAAATACCTCCTCAACAAGATCCGACACAACATAAATGATGATGACTGGGAGTTCTTGCTTTTGGTGTCAGATGAGGACACAACACAGGGGCAAGTTGCTGATATCCTTGGAGTTTCACATCAAGCTGTCTCGCTGCGTCTGAAGAAGATTCAGGTCAGGGCTAGTAGGTTTGTAACAAAAAGTGACTTGAGAGACTTGTGAGAATGGTCTTATAGGCAAGTGTCAGCCTTACTTAAGTATGAAACATAAGTATTGATCTTTTGTATAATAATAATACTTAAGATTAATACTTAAGTATAGGAGCCAGAATGGAACTGAACCACAAACCTTGTCCTTATGCGTCGTGTGGCTCAAGCGATGCGTTCAAGTATTGGACGGAAGACTACAATGGCTACTGCCATGCTTGCGCTTCAAAATACCCCCAACATAAGGGTCAGCTACATTCTTGGGCCGAAGATACATACCCAACCAAGAAAGGAACGGACGCTATCATGTCGTTCACACCGAAGGCTATCAAACCTGAAACCCCCGGAGGTGGAAATTGGGTTGAGATGCGGGGGATCAAACCCCTGACAATGGAAAAGTTCAGCGTAAAGACTTACGAAGATCGTCAGGAATATGTCTACCCAAGTGGTGGCATCAAGGTTCGTCGTCTGGATGAGAAAGCATTCTACGCCAAGAACAACTTTAAGGGCGACGAACTATTCGGTATGAACTTGTTCCCTGCTGGTAGTGCCAAGAAGGTTACTGTCACTGAGGGCGAGCTTGATGCACTGTCTATCTATCAAATGATGGACCATCGCTTCATCAACCCTGTTGTGTCGTTACCGTCAGCTACACCATCTAAGAAGCTGTGGGAGAAGTGTGCAGACTGGCTAAACAGTTTTGACCAGATCATCCTGTCTGTCGATAAGGACGACGCTGGAGACGCTGTAGCGGCCCGCATGGCTAAGATGTTCCCTAACAAGGTCTACCGGGTAGATCATGGCGATTATAAGGATGCTAACGACTACCTGAAGGCTGGTAAGCAGAAAGAGTTTATGTCAGCTTGGTGGGGCGCACAGAAGTATGTGCCTGAGAATGTCCTTAATACTGCTGAACAGTTCTTGTCGTTGTATCACGATACACCTGAGCATCAGTATGTTAAGACTGGTATTGAGGGATTGGACGACAAGATCTTGGGTCTGATGCAAGGTCACTTTACTGTCATCAAGGCACCCACAGGTATCGGTAAGACTGAGGTCATGCGCTACTTAGAATACAACATGATCCAGAAGAAGGTTCCTATTGCTGCATGGCATTTGGAAGAGACTAAGTTGCGTAGCCTGTTGGGTCTTGTCAGTTACCACCTAAAAGACAATGTAACACGACGGGATCTGATTGATGAGAAGGGTATGGGCGACAGGGTTGTTGAGGCCATCAAGGACTTGACCAAGGATGAATTGTTCTATCAGTTCTACTTGGGCGATGGGCAAGGGGCTGACGATCTTATCGACCAGATCAGGTTCTTCTCTCAAGCCTGTGGCTGTAAGTTTGTCTTCTTCGAGCCTATCCAAGATGTGGTCGTTGGCACCTCAGAGGAAAGCAAAGAGGCCATGCTTGCTGATTTGTCTATCCGTCTGTCTAAGCTGGCTGCTGAATTGAACGTAGGGATTGTTACCATTGCCCACACTAACGAGAATGGCGATATGAAATACTGTAAGATGATTGGCCAACGTGCTAGTGTCATCATCAGCCTGCATCGTGACAAGGAATCCGATGACTTTGAGGAACGGAACACTACATACCTACGGGTAGAAAAGAACCGCCCATGTTCAGAAGAAGGCTCTGCTGGTCGTATGCGGTTTAGTTCTGAGACGTTTACTTTGAAAGAGGTGTTATGACAGTATTCGACATTGAAACTGACGGTCTGCTGGATGACCTAACCAAGATCCATGTTCTGGCGTATAGCTACGATGGTAAGGAAGTGTTCCATTGTGGTGACTATGACGCAATGCGTGAGTTCTTTGAGGAACAAAAGGTTCTAATCGGCCATAATATCTGCCGCTTCGATATTCCAGCTATCGAGAAGGTATTGGGCATCAAGATCAAGGCCCGTTTGATCGACACCTTGGCTCTGTCTTGGTATCTGAACCACCATCGTATCAAACATGGCCTTGAGGGCTACGGAGAGGACTATGGGGTGCCCAAGCCTGTCATCAAGGACTGGAACAGCCTGACCTACGAGGAATACGCTCACCGCTGCTCTGAGGACGTGAAGATCAACTGGCGTCTGTGGCGTGACTTGCAACTTAAACTGAGGAAACTCTATGGAGAATAATCATATTGCCGTTTGGTTTTCTTGTGGGGCTGCGAGTGCAGTTGCCGCTAAACTAACGTTGGACCTTTATGGGCACGCGCACAAGGTCTCGATTATCAACAACCCTATTAGAGAGGAACACGAAGATAACCAAAGGTTCCTGAAGGATGTCGAGGTTTGGCTCAAGCATCCCATAGAATTTGCAACTAGGTCTAAATACCCCAACCAATCTTGTGAAGAGGTATGGGAAGACCGTCGTTATATGTCTGGAGTCAGTGGGGCACCTTGCACCCTAGAACTTAAGAAGAGGGCTAGGCAGGAGTGGGAGTCCGTAAACAAGCCGGATTTTACAGTCCTTGGGTTTACCGCAGAAGAGGTGGGTCGGGCAGACAGGTTCCGCTTAACAGAACGAGACACCTTGCTTACACCACTGATTGACTTCGGTTATGATAAGCAGAAGTGCTTCGACATTATACAAGAGGCGGGTATAGAACTTCCAGCTATCTACAAGATGGGATACCCTAACGCAAACTGCATTGGCTGTGTCAAAGCTGGCTCCGCCACTTACTGGAATTTGGTGAGGGAAACCTTTCCAGATGTCTTTGAAAAGAGGTCTAAACAATCTCGGGACATTGGGGCTAAACTTGCCTATTATAAAGGTAAGAGGGTTTTCCTAGATGAACTCCCAAAAGATGCGAAGGGCAGGAGCCTAAAGAACTACAATTTTGAGTGTGGCATATTCTGTGAGGAAAAATGACAGACCTAAGTGAAGGCGCGTGGCGTTTGATTGACTACCTGACCTTTAAGATGCAGTGTGCCCGTGAGCAAGAGGCCCTTGGGTGGAAACTTGATGTAGAACGTTGTCAGGCAGCATACGACGAGATCATGGCACTGAAGGAAGAGAAGGAGGAACAACTAGCTGATGCAATGCCTAGGCGGATCTTGACCACACTCAAGACACGACCGAAGGTGCTGCACAAGAAGGATGGCTCTCTGTCAGCCCACGGTGAGAATTGGGTGTCGTTGTGTAAAGAGCAGATGATGCCAGATAGTGTGCAGTCGCTTACCGTTGTAACTGGCGAAGAGCGTGGCAACCCTAACTCTACAGATCAGGTCAAGCAGTGGTTGTTTGGTCTGGGATGGAAACCTAAGACTTGGAAGTTTGTGCGCGACAAGAAGACTGGTGAAGAGCGTATGATCGAACAAGTCCGTAAAGATGGAGAACTATGTGAGAGTGTTCGTGATCTTATTCCTCTCGATCCTGCTGTGGGGCTTCTTGATGGCCTTACTGTCCTGTCTCATCGGGCAAGTATTCTGAAGGGTTTCCTTGAGGGCCATAAGGATGGGTATCTTAAGGCTGAGATAGCTGGACTTACCAATACGCTACGGTTCAAGCATATGAAGCCTCTGGTAAACCTTCCGGGCGTCGATAAGCCCTATGGTGACGTTATCCGGGGGGTGCTTACTTGTCCCGAAGGTTATACGCTGTGTGGCTCAGATATGACCTCTCTGGAGGACACTACTAAGCGACACTACATGAAACCTCTCGACCCTGACTATGTGGAAGAGATGTCTCGGGATGGGTTTGACCCTCACCTTGACCTTGCACTATTTGCTGGCGACATCACTCAGGAGGAAATTGATGACTACAACCAAGGTAAGCGTCCAGATATCAAACATCTGCGGAAAGCATATAAGGTGGTCAATTACAGCGCAACCTACGGCGTGGGGGCACCAAAGCTCGCAAGGGAAACTGGTAAAAGCCCCAAAGAAGCAAAAACTCTTCTTGAAGCATTTTGGCAGCGTAATTGGTCAATCGAAACAATCGCTAAAAACCTCCGTGTAAGAGAGATCGGTGGTGGAATGTGGCTGCACAATCCTGTCAGTGGTTTCTGGATTAGCCTACGCAGTGACAAAGACAGGTTCTCAAGTCTGAACCAAAGCACTGGTGTCTTCTGCTTTGATAGCTGGGTGGCTATTTGTCGTAAAAATGGCTTACAGACTATAGGTCAGTTTCACGATGAAGTTATTGCTCTGGTGCCAGCAGGACAAGAGCAGGCAGTAAACGACACCATGAAGCAGGCTGTGCAGAAGGTGAACGAGAAGCTAAAGCTGAATGTGCCACTAGGCTGTGACGTTCAGTTCGGTCAGACTTACGCTGAGATCCACTAACCAGAAGGGTCAGATCCACGATACTGATTCTTTATTGCAACACTAAACACACAACGCGCTATAGGCCAAGTTTATTTACTCGGTTTGCTTGCGAACTGCCGAAAAAAGTGCCTATAGTATATTACCAATAGCCGTGAAAGGAACTCGACGATGGCTAAATACACAATGGAAATGGTCTTGGAATACGCCAAGGTTTTCCCCGAGAACGCTGATATGGGCAACCCTGATGGTCCCCGTGCAGCACAAGCAGTCCACGAAAAGGGTGGGCAGTATATCGTAAATGCTTACTTCACAGATCAAGGTCAGATCGACCGCCTCCTAGAAGATGGCCTAGACCCAACCCCAATGAACTCTCAGCGCATCTTGGATGGTAACGCAGAGTTTGGCATCGGTAAGTATATTAAGCTGAAGCGTCCTGTCCCTGACAACATCAAGACCTTCGATAACAAAGGTAAGTCAGTTGATGTCAACTACGGCGGTGCGCCCGGTGTCGTTGATCTTCGTGACCCTGACAACAAGCGTTGGTGGTCGTTTGAAGAAGATGGCCCCTTGGGTAATGGAACCCGCGTTATGGTCCAGTTTGAGGTCTACAGCAAAGGTGCAGGTGTTCGACTGGTGAATGTCGGTGTCGTAGAGCATGTGCCTTACGAGCCTATGACTAGCAACCAAGACGATGAACTTTTTAAGGTGGCATGATGCGAGTAAATATCGAATTCTATTTTGATGAAGCTGAAGATGGTGTCTCAGGTGCTGCTACCTTTACCCGAGACAATATAGAAGACCTATACACCATGGCACAACTCATGACTAATGCTATGCGAGGTGCAGGTTTTAGTTATGTCGTCAACACTGGCTTTGAGAAAGACGACGGTAGTGTAACCTTCGGGGAGTTCTAGTATGATTAGTGGGAAGGTATTGGTAGACGGTGATATAGTTGCGTATCGGGCAGCCTTCTCCACTCAAGACTTGTTCCCTCGGGATGCGGAAAGTAAGGTAGATGACCTTATGGAACACATCTTGGGGGAAACCCTGATGTTTCACAGTCCAAATGAGTATCAAGTCTTCCTGACAGGTTCAGGTAATTTTAGGCACGATATTGCTAAGTCCCACCCATATAAGGGCAATAGGCGGGATGCACCAAAGCCTATACACCTGCCAACAACAAGGGCGAGACTGGTAGATAATTGGGGCGCTACTATAAGCGAGGGGGAAGAAGCTGACGATCTTATCGGTATTGCAGCCACAAAGTATGGCCCAGATACTGTCGTCGCGTCCATTGACAAGGACATGCTTCAGATCCCTTGCAGGCACTTTAATTTTGTTAATAACGTGTGGAGTGAAGTCAGCGAGTTTGGGGGCACTAAGTTCTTCTATAAGCAGATCCTGACGGGAGACACAGCAGACAATATCGTAGGTCTGTTCCGTGTGGGTCCAGTTAAGGCTGAGAAGATCTTGGAGGGCTGTCAGAGTGAAGAAGAGATGTGGGAAGCTGTCGTTAAGGCGTATGATGGTGACACAGAACGAGTAGTAGAGAATGCTAGGCTGTTATGGCTTAGGCGCAAGGAAGGTGAAATTTGGCATCCCCCGGCATAAAGTATGGCTACAGGTCTGGCCTAGAGGCCAAGGTATCGGATCAACTTAAAGAAGCCGGGATCGACTTTGAGTATGAGTCTTTCAAGATTGAGTATGAGGTTCAAGAGTTCAGAAAGTATACGCCAGACTTTAGGCTTCCTAACGGCATCATCATTGAGACCAAAGGTAGATTTGTCGCCGCTGACAGGAAGAAGCATCTGCTGGTGCAACAACAACACCCTGACCTTGACATCAGGTTTGTCTTTACTAACTCTAAGGCTAAGTTGAACAAGGGTGCCAAGTCAACGTATGCAGATTGGTGTCGTAAGAACGGCTTCTTTTTTGCGGATAAGTGGATACCCGAGGAATGGTTAAATGAAACTGCTAACAAGAGTAAATGATCGGCTGGCACTTAAGTCTACACCCTACACACCACAGGAGATTGACGAACATGAAAATGCTGGCCGTATTTGGGCGACTATTGCACAGTGTAAAAGGGAAGCTCAAGAAGCAGGACGACAATCTTGGGACGATGGTTACTGGGCAGGGGTCCACGACAGAAACAGCAGCCCCTAAGACTTTGATCTGGGGCATTATGGATGGGCCATATCATGTCGATGATTTCCCAGAAGAAGAACTTGAGTATATGGGAATTGAAGATGGCTATGAATGGATGCTAGTCTGTAAGATCGAAGAGAATGGTCAGATCAGTTTAGCTAACTTTTGGTATCCGTCCTTAAACGAAGCCCTGTCCGTCAAGTATTACTTCGACAATAACATCGAACCATTGGAGATCGAAAATGGAGGCTGAGTTTGTTAAACATGAGTAAGAAGAAAACAGCGGTAGTATTTAGCTGCGCCCACTCTGACCCCTCGGTAGGAAATGAACGCTTCGATTGGTTGGGTCGTTTCCTGTATGACTTGAAACCTGACATGGTATTTGACTTGGGTGATGGCGCTGACATGCGGTCGCTCAACAGTTACGACACTCGTTACCCACAAGCCATTGTCACACAAAGTTACGAAGAGGACATCAACACCTACAACGACGCCCAAGAACGATTGCGTTGGGCTTTCCGTTATCATAAGCGTAAGCGTCCCTTCTGGGTTGGATTTGAGGGCAACCATGAAAATAGAATCAAAAAGGCTATCGCCCAAGACCCAAGACTTGAGGGACAAAAATACGGGGTATCCTTCAGCCATCTTCAGACAAAAGTCTGGTTCGATGAATACCATGAATACCGCAATAGTGCCCCCTCCATCGCTGATTACGCTGGGGTATCATACGCTCATTACTTTAGTTCTGGTAACTATGGTTCAGCTACTTCTGGTGTTCACCATGCTTATGCCGTTCTCCAGAACCGCAACCATAGCTCTACTTGTGGCCACAGCCATAAGCGTTCTGTTTACTTTAAGGACTCTGCTCATCCTACGCCGATCATTGGCATGGTGGTGGGTTGCTACAAAGGGGCAGAAGAGGGCTGGGCAGGGCAGGCAAACAATGATTGGTGGCACGGAGTGGTTGTAAAGCGTGAACTTGAGAATGGTTCTTATGAGCCTGAGTTCATCTCTATGGAGAGGTTGAAGCAGCAGTATGGGTAAGAGGTCCAACTTTGATAGGGTGCCTAGAGACTTTTCCGGGGAGAAAAACCCAGCATACTCTCATGGCCACAACTGTCGTGGCAGTAGGTCTACAGAGTATGAGATATGGGCGGGGGTTAGGAAGAGAGTCAACAACCCCAAGGACAAGTTGTATCCCTACTATGGAGGCAGGGGTATTTCTTACGACCCAAGGTGGGAGGACTTCTCTGTATTTCTTGCCGATGTTGGTTGCCGACCTTCTTCGGACCACAGTCTTGATCGCATTGACAACAACAAGGGCTACTTTCCCGACAACGTGCGTTGGGCTACCCGAAAGGAGCAGTCTTGTAACCGCCGCAATAATGTCTTATTTGAGGGGATGGTCCTCAAGGATTGGTGCGCTTCGGTTGGCTTTAATTACAAGACGGTTTGGCGATGGGTTGTCAAAGAGGGTAAGTCCCCCGATTACGTGAAGGGCAAAGGAGAAGAGCTTTGGGGAAAAGGTCGGACTACGTAAGACGAGACAGGGACGCCTACTTTACACCTATCGAAGCTGTGGGGCCTCTGATCGACCACCTACCTTATAGTTTTGACTACGTTGAACCGTGTGCTGGTGACGGTAGGTTGGTCGATCATATT